CCCTGATCCTGTTATGCCAACCGAAGGAGAATTCTAATTACTGCCTTCACATGCTCAACCGGCGTTGATGAATACTTTGACGCCAAGACTGGCGGTAGCGTAAATGCCACTTTGGATACGTATGCCATCTCTGCCGGTACTCGACTGGTTGTACGTACAGACTCCAACGCCTGTGCTAATCACTCGGTAGCTTTTGGTTCGCTGGATACGGTCACGTTCTCAGGACAGGGCGGTACGCTGCACTTCGATCCTACCTACGTTAGGGTGGTTGCTTATACCGCTGGCTCAGGTAACTCACCCGCATTCGGCGCAGCAATCTCTCAGGGTGGCGTATCGGGGGTATTTCTTGGTGCTTGGACAAATTGGTTGTCTGATTCTATTGTTCCGGGAGCTGCGATTGGTGCGACTGGCTTCATTAAGATCGGTGGCGTTACGGGTGGCTCATTCGCTGCCGGTGCGCTGACTGGAATCACCGCAACCTGTTCTGGCGCAGACGTACAGGGTTGGATCGAATGCCGTGGTGATACGACTGCAACGATTACTGTTCCACGAATCGGCAAGGTCACTACGACTGAGGCTTGGTTCGATTTAGGAACAACTAACGGCGCACGAGGACAGATTATCCCTTGTCCAACTACGGCGACTGCGGCTGGTGTATTCCCCGGCGTATGGATTGAAACCGCTGCCGGTTCAGGCGTCTATGATCGTTATTCTGGTGCAGGTTCCGTAGTCGCTCTGGCTACTCACCGCACCACGGCAGAGATGAAGCTATTCACCCAGACCACAGGCGGTATTCGTATCGGTAATGATGGTACGAACGGGGTGTTCAACCTTCCGGTGACGGGCTGCAAGGTTCGCATTCCAGCAATTATCTGGACAAACTCGACGCGTACTGTTTCCGGCACAGGCGTTCGGGTTCTCCCCAATGCCACGATCGGTACTCGCCAAGAGTTTGTGACCACAGGGGCTGGTTACTTCGATCTTCGCGGTATCGTCTGTCAGTGGTACGTCAATTTCTCTCAAGCGTTCTACGTCAAGTACAAGTCCTGCGCGATCAGTGATTCTATGATTCTGAGTGAGATTGCTTCACCGCTTGCTGTGGATGACTGCATCGTTGCACCGACTCAGGCACAGATCAACATTGCACTGAATGTCTCATCCTGCTTTGCGGGTGGGACTGTTACCAATAATGTGTTTAACCGATTCAGCCTTGCCAGCACCGGCTCTTACACAGCCAGCCTTGGATACATTACAGGCGTGGTGTTCAGCGGGAATGTGTATCGGTCTGCAACATTGCGGACTACCTCCTCGTCAGGTTCTATTACCTCGACGCAAGCGGTGGATTGCACCTTCACCAACGAAACACTTATCGGCTCTAGGGGTTTGTTTATTGGCGCACAACGCTGCGTCTTCAACAACACAAGTTACTACGATCACACGCTAACGACCACGACTACAGCAACCAATCCCATGTATGTGCTGGACTTCACCACTGGCGGGTCTGGAAACGTGATCGACGGGATGAGCCTACCGCTACCGAACTATGGCCCCTATAACGGATTGGTGACGTCATCGGCCTGCTACAACACACTGATAAAGAACTTCGGATCAAGTAGCGTTGCTCCACTCGCCATGACGAATACGGTAACAGGTGTAGGTGTCGCGGGTGGTGGCAACAATGATGGCGTGACGATGAAGCGGTTTTACCTGTCAGGCACCCGCACTGGCCCGTATTCGTTCCAGAACTCCGACACCAATATCCTGATTGAAAACTGCATGGGCGACTATGCAGACACAACGGTACAGGCTGGCCTGAACGCCATAATGAAAAACGTGGGCATTACATCAGCCACCACAGGGCAGGTGTCTGTTTATGGGACGCACTGGATTACACGATTCACTTCGGTTACAGCGGGCTTCACCGAGATTATGTGCAACGAACCAACATCAGCCAGTGCTGCACAATGCTGGGTCTCAGGGGGTACGCCACAGTTCAACTCATCCGGCTCATTGCTGCTCACCAAGATAGGCGATCAGGTTACTTGGGAAATGCCATTCTTTGCGATTGGCTACACGGCTTTCACGAATGGTGCACCGACGATCACAGGAACGAACGTAACCTTCGGCACGCGCTGGGGTAATCACGACATTGAGTTCCAAGTTAATACCGGCTCTGGATATGGTGGTACGTGGCTCAACCTGACCGCTGCCAACCTGATTGCCCAGACATTCAACAGCACAACCGGCTTCAAGCTAATGATTCGCGCTACTTGTGCGATTGCTTCGGCGACTAACGTCATCACAAATATGCGTGTGGCGATGACCACTACATCTACGGATCAAAGTACCAATCTGTATCCGTTGGCGCAAGTGACTACAACGCTCTCAAGCAACGTGAGCCTGACGGGTGCTGAGATTCGCATCTATGACATGGACAACCTTCCGGCAGGTAGTTTGGGTACAGAACTAGCGGGTACTGAGTCGCTATCAGGTACGTTTTCATTTGTGACGGATTCCACTAATAGTGTCTGGATTCAGATACTCCAAACAGGCTATCAAGAATTCGGACAAGCATTCACCGTGCCTTCGCTTAACAGCACATTAAGTCTAACCCTTGCGCAAGAACTGAACACTTAAAGGAAACATCATGGCGCTAATCGACCACACCAACTACTCGACCAAACTCAAGGAATCGACAAACCCACGGGGGTCTGCTCCTAACGGTAACGTATATTTTGACGTAGCCAACAACAAGATTCAGTTGATCGGTGTTGATGAGCTGGCAACGATGGACATGACCGGACTTGGTGGTGGTGCAACAGATGCCAATACCCTGACAAACTTCGACGGCATTACGATGCGGGCGCTGTACAACTTTGAGAACAGCCGTCGCCGCGTCAATGAAACCTTGCGTAAATACAAGCGGGGTATCAAAGGCTCGTACCGATTCGCGGGCGCGTTCAACTTTGTCAATGGCGTGAAGCTAGACGCAACGGTTCTGGTTGATACCACGGTGGATCGTAACAAGATTCGTGGCTCAGGCTGGATTGAATATGCTGCGGCAGGCGACGGGGAAACTACAGTTGATCGTATTTACCACGGTGTCGCGTCACTGGTTGATATTCAGGCGGGTACTGTTCCGTATCAAGCCTTGGTTACTGCTACAGATGAAGCCACGTTGCAAGCTGCTACATGGTCGCCTTTCGCTCGTATCGGTGATATCTCTGAGGCTGTGCAAGTGTTCGGCACGACAGCTAACGGTGATGCAACCGCAGGGTCATTTGACTACAAGACCCGTATCTTGGTGGTGCGAGTGCGTAGCTGGCAATATAATCCCGGTGAGACTACCTCTGTAGCTACTGGTATCTCTGAGTTCTCTGGCTTCTCCGCTGGTTACGGTGTGGGTGAAACCAGCAATCCGGCAAATGCCTATACGTTGGCTGATGTCTATGGTGGCTCGAAGATTGCACCTTGGACTGGCATGACGCTAGAGAAGCTGGCCGCACCGCAGGCCGAAACAGGCTTTAATGAATCAACGGGTAACTTTACTTGGGTACTGCACAACGCAGGCGGTGGTACTGCACAACAATGCGCGGCCTACTTAGATGCTTTGACCCTACAGAATGCCACGATCAACACTGGCGTTGCTTACAACGGTCAAAAAGGTCGCGTGTGGTACGCACGAAATGCCTCAGGTAAGATTGTCACTGCTTCTATTGGTGGCGCAGGTCTGTTTATCGAAGGGCTATCTACTGCCGAAAAACAGAACGTTATTCTTACGGACAACGCAGGCGCAACAAAAACATACCCATTCTTCCCTTCGTGTGAAATCACCGTAGGCGCAACGGCAGTCGCAGACACAAATGCTTGGTATCGCGTGATGTATGTCGATGGCGCAGCAGCAGCCGACTTTGATTTCTCAGGTGCGGTGACGGTCAAGAATTCGGCTGGCGTGGATATTAACGGCAACGTCGCTGCTAATGCAGTTGCCAACAAGATCAGCTTTGCCTACAGCTACGACACAGAAACCGCAGCGGGCTTATCGGCAGGTGTGGATAAGGCGATGGTCTGTCTGGTTGAAGGCGATGGTACGGCAGGTCAGGCAATCACCTATTTCACGATGACGCGTTCGACCGTTGTTTCGGTAACGTGCGCTCCTTCAGCCGACAATAACGCATAAGGGATTAGCCATGACGATCAAGACAAAGGCAGGACAGGGGCAGGCGTTGTTTGCCTCTGAATTGGATGCAAACTTTGCAAGCCTGCATGAGATGAATCGAGGAACGGGGTTGCCTGTCAAGGTAGCCATCGACTCAGTGACGCCTGATTGGGGTTGGCGCGACTTGACTGGAACGCTACGGATATTCCTAAGCACGGCAGTGCCGGATCAGGTTGCCTATCTTGGAAACATCCCGCAGGCGCAATTCAAGATCGGGGATAACGTCACCTTTGAGTTCCATGTGCCGCACGATTACGTACCCGGAACAGATATGTTCATCCACGCGCACTGGTCGCACAACTCATCAAGCGTCACAACGGGTAGCGTCAATTGGCAGTTTGAAATGACCTCGGCAAAAGGTCACGGGACTGACTCGTTCTACACCCCGGTCATAATAAATGTTCCACAGACTGCACACACTACGCGCTATCAACACATGATTGCCGAAGGGCAGTGCTCAAGCATAGGCGGCGCTCCGGCAGCAACCTTGCTTGACACCGACTGGCTCGAAGTTGATTCGCTTATTCTGTGTATGTGCAAGCTAACAGCTAACACGATGGACGGTTTAGCCAAGCCCTTCCTGCACTCGGTTGATTTGCACTACCAGTCAAGTAACCGAGCAACGCTCAACAAAGCACCTAACTTCTACGCATAATGGCAAACCAAGTCATCCTCTACGCTGAACCGGGTTACTTCCCTGACGGGTACGTGGCTGAGTACGCCACAACAAAGATCGACCATCTTGATTTCAAAAACAAGCTGATCTTTCTGAAGACCGGAACTGTTACATATCACCCCGTGGATGACTTATACAAGGAGGTTCGCTACATCCGTTCGCATGATTACAGCTTGCGAAACATGCGAATGCCGATTACGGCAGAGGGTGCTATTCCAAAGGGTGGCGGTAAGTTTACGCCACGACTGGCAATCCTGCGTTATGGCTGGCGCATCGTTCCACAAAACGTGACACACTCCCTATATATCAGTGGTGAGCAGATTACAGACGATGGGCAATCTGGCCCAGCCTGCATGAACACCGCCGTGTTGGATGCCGGGGTTAGTGTCACAATTCACTACGAGCCAGCCACGGCTGAAATGTTGTCAGGTACAGGCGGATCAACCGGCCCGACAGCCGCAGAGATAGCCGCAGCCATCCTCGCAGCAGCGCAGATCACGCCGATTCACAGCGACATGCGTAAGGCAGTCGGCCAGGCGTATCACGGCGACGGCAGCGAAGGAAACAAGCTACGCAGTACGTTGGTGCCTTGATGTTCGACGAGCGATCTTTTGATACTCGGTCTTTTGATAGCCGATCATGGTTGCTCGGTGTTGCAACAGCGACCATTGAATACATCGTCACGATTGCACGAAGGTTGTCGCGTAGATAAACAAAACTTGTGTTTGCATAAGTAAATCTTATGTGCCATAATTTCGGCGCGTAATTGCGTCCATAGAACCCGCCCTAACCCGGCGGGTTTTTTCGTTTACAAGGATACAAATGGATCAACTTGATACATCAACTCTCGGTGAGCTACCGCCAGAAATGGCCGAAGCCTTGCCGGAAGAGATACGTCAACTGATCGAGATGCAGCGCGAGAAGAAGCTCCAGCAGATCGAACTGATTGGTAAGGCGATTGCGTCAAAGCGCGATGAGGCTGTAAAGGCTAGAGCAGGTTCTGGTGTCGAAGAAGAGTGGCTAGAGGACGAAGAGTCCTACCTTGGCATTGATGATGCGAACCGCAATGAGGCGAAGGCATACAAGCCTGCACACCCAAGCGGCTCGTTCTCTACCGTCAAGCGCGACCAGTCGCGTTCTACTGTCTTCCTGAACATCACCCGCCCTTACGTCGATGCCGCTGCTGCCCGTGTGGCAGACATGCTGATGCCTACCGACGATAAGAACTGGGCGATCAAACCAACGCCGATCCCAGAGCTTGATGCTGCGATGGAGCAACAACAGCAGCCGCAACAGCCGCAACCTATGCCCGGTGGTCAGATGCCACCGATGGCAGCGGGTATGCCGCCAGGTCAGATGCCGCAGATGGCTCAAGGCCAAATGCCGCAACCTGCTCCAATCGACCAGATGCAATTGCAATTGGCTGAGTCGAAGAAACGCGCAAACGCTGCAGAAACAAGAATTGAAGATTGGCTGGTTCAGAGTAACTGGCACTCAGAAATGCGTAAGGTCATGGAAGATTGCTCCCGCCTTGGGACTGGCATTCTGAAAGGCCCGACACCTGTACGCCGCAAGAACTTCCAGTTTGATGGTCAGGGTATCGAGATGGTGATCAGCATTGATCCTGAATCTACCCGCATCGACCCGTGGAACTTCTATCCTGATCCAGCTTGTGGCGAGGATATCCACGAAGGTTCTTATACCTTTGAGAAGGATTCGATCTCATCCCGCAAGCTGCGCGAACTAAAAGACGTTCAAGGCTATTTGGCTGATCAGATCGA